CGGGTGTTAGTACAAGTCAAACACCAAATTGGACGGCTATTGACGATAGCCAGACACCTAATTGGAAAGAGGTAGCATAAATGGCAACTTACGTTAACGACCTAAGATTAAAAGAGATCGCCACTGGCGATGAATCGGGAACTTGGGGAACAAGTACAAATACGAATTTGGAGCTAATCGCTGAAAAATTTGGGACGGGAAGCGAGGCTCTTTCGGACGCTAGTACAGCAACCATTACGATGGCTGACGGTGCTAGTGATGCATTTCGCTCTTTAGCCCTTACTCTGACAGGATCTCTCTCACAGGCTTGTACAGTCACGTTAGCTCCAAATACTCTTTCTAACGTATGGGTGGTTCAAAACTCTGCTGGTAATACAGTTACATTAAGCCAAGGAACAGGTGCAAATGTCGTCATTCCAAATGGCGGCATTCGCATGATCGCTACTGATGGTGCGGGTTCTGGTGCAGCGGTTACAGATGTCCTAGACGTATTAGGCGGTACAGGGAACGTAGGTCTGGGTAGCGGTGCGTTTGGCACAGGGCTTACCACAGGTACAAACAATGTAGCTATTGGTGAAAACTCTGGCGATGCGCTGACCACTGGTGCTGACAACACTTTTGTCGGTGATAATGCTGGTGGCGCAACAACCACAGGAACGCAAAATGTAGCAATTGGATCAGCCGCGTTAGATGGGAATACAACAGCTTCGGACAATGTTGCAATAGGGATTAATGCATTAGGAGCTTCAAACACTTCTTCTAACAATGTCGCTATTGGAACTGGCGCGATGGACGCAAATACAAGCGGTAGCGGAGTTGCTATTGGTAAAGACGCATTAGGAGCAAACACTACAGGTGGCTCGAATACCGCAGTCGGATATGCTGCGCTTACTGCAAATACGACCGCATCAAACAATGTCGGTGTCGGGGTTAGCGCATTAGCGACAAACACCACAGGCGCATACAACACCGCAGTTGGAGGTGCTGCGCTTACTGCAAATACGACAGCTAACAACAACGTGGCAATTGGATTTCAATCGGCAACTGCAAATACCACAGGGGCTTCTAACGTATCGGTGGGAACTAATGCTTTTGATGCAAATACCACTGGTTCAAGCAATGTGGCAGTGGGAACAGAGGCTCTTGGAGCAAATACCACCGCATCTAACAACACAGCAGTTGGACATAATGCTTTAGTTGCCAACACTACAGGAACTGCTAATGTTGCCATCGGGTATCAGGCTGGATTGGCAGTCACTACAGGAACTGAACACACTCTTATTGGATATCAAGCTGGCAAATCACTAACTGAAGGGCATTCATCTACCATAGTTGGTTATGCGGCTGGGTCTAGCTTAACTACTGGAGACGATAATACTTTTATTGGAGAAGAGGCAGGGTTTTATGTCACTACAGGGGCCGACAACACTTACGTCGGTGCTAACGCAGGGCCAAACGGTGCTACCTCTACAGGAGGCAATAATACTGGTGTGGGGTCTGGTGCTTTATCGTCTAATACCACGGGTGATGGAAATACAGCAGTGGGAAGTGCTGCTCTCGATGCAGTCACTACTGCTTCAAACAACTCGGCTTTTGGCCTTTCGTCTCTAGGAGCCAACACAACAGGTTATAATAATGCAGCCTTCGGTAGACGTTCTGCGATTAACAACACCACGGGAGCCAGCAACACTGCTATCGGAGTTGACTCTTTATACACAAATACTACAGGCGGCAGCAATGTTGCCGTTGGCGTTGACGCTTTGTTTGATAATAATGCCAGCTATAATACGGCGGTGGGACATAGTGCTTTAGCAGATGTTAGCACGGGAACATACAACGTAGGGGTCGGCTATCAAGCTGGAGATGCGTTAACTACTTCTAGTTATAATACGGCGGTTGGAGCTATTGCGCTTACAGAGTCAACAACAGGTGGTTCTAATACGGCGTTCGGGTATCGAGCTTCTGCGGTAGTAAGCACTGGAGGAGCAAATGTTTCTGTCGGGTTTGCTGCTTTAGAAGACTGCACTACTGGAAATTATAATGTTTGTATGGGGTATGAGGCTGGAGAAGCTATTACCACAGGATCAAACAATGTAGCAATTGGGTTTAGAGCATTAGAAAGCACCACAGATGATAATGAAAGTACCGCAGTTGGTATGTACGCGTTAAATAATGCTACTGTTGGAGCAAACACAGCGTTTGGGTATTCGGCGGCTGGGGCTAACACCACTGGCACAGCTAACACTGCTGTTGGATACAGGGCGCAAGAAGATTGTACTACTGCTTCTAACAACACCTCGGTGGGGAATTATGCAGGACATTCAATAACGACTGCCGCTCAGTGTGTTTTTGTAGGTGCTGTAGCGGGGAATTCAACATCAGCGACTACGGGGATTTATAACAATGGAATTGGTTACGGCGCGTTAAACCCTATTACTACTGGGCAATACAACGTAGCTGTAGGTGGGTTAGCTTTCCAAAGCTTAACTACCGGAGGATCAAATATTGGTATGGGTTATCTTGCTGGTGGGGGGGTTACTACTGGCGAATCGAATACCTTTCTAGGTTATGCGGCTGGTTATAATACCACAACACATACAACGGGTACTGGTAATACTTATATTGGGACAAATACTCATGGCTCATCAGCAACCGCAACAGGTCAAATTGTTTTAGGAGCAAATGAGTTAACAGGTATTGCTGATAATACTTTTGTTTTTGGCCGTAATGCTGAAGGTCAGGTTTATAATACTTATTCTTCCAACGCTTCTTGGACTAGAGCTTCTGATGTTAGGCTTAAAAAAGAAATAGCTGATAACACAGATTGTGGATTGGCGTTTATTAACGATTTACGTCCTGTGACTTTTAAATGGAAAGCACCTTCAGAAGTTGATTCAGACATGCCGTCATATAACCCTGATAAAACAGAGCATAGTTACACATCGAAAATGTATGGACTAATTGCTCAAGAAGTTAAAGCAGCACTGGACAAACATAACATTACCGATTTTGGGGGATGGCATGAAAACAACAAAACGGTACAAGGTGTATCTCAAGAAATGTTTATTCATCCATTGATTAAAGCAGTTCAAGAGCTTTCGGCAGAAGTTGAAAAACTTAAAAAAGGAGACTAAATAATGGCAGTAAAGAAAACATTAATAGAGGCTGTACCTTCTGTTTTAGACAGCAAGGTAGTTCGTTGGAATCTTACAATGAAATACGAGCAGGGTACTGAAGGTGAAGCTGATTATTATTCAAACGATAAAAGGGTTACTGTTGAGGCTAGTGAAACAAATGGTGATATAACAACTAACAATTTTACACCTAAAGCAGAAGCAGATTGGACTAAGAAAGAACTAGAAGATCTTTGCCCAACAGCAAAGTGGGATGAAATATTTGCTAGTCAATATGACTCTGTGATTACCAACGCTCCCAAAGATCCTGTTCCTGATAATGACTATGTGATTCCTAGCAGTTAATGGAGCCGCAACACTTTTCATTTCATACGCTACCTGCGGTTTTTATGCTGGAAGCACAGCTATCTGAAAGCATGGTAGGCACACTTAATGACTACCTAGATAAGCTGATGGTAGATCAAGAACGCAAGAGTCATGCGGGTACATTAGTAGGGCAGATAGCCCACGGCCAGCAGCTTACAATGGATCACGAATGTGAAGAGCTAAAGGACTTTAATTGGACGATTCAGGGCTTGGCAATGGACTACGTCAAGCAGTTCTGCGCTCAGTCTGGCAATCCACTAAAAGGTAAAAGAGAGGTACTTACTGATGAGCTTTGGTCTGTTCATTCTTACGCTGGCGATTACAATCCCATACATGATCATGGTACTAAAACTATTATGGGAGTCTCCTGCACCACATGGACAAAAGTACCACAACAGATCTTAGACCAGCCTACAGCGGGAAGTCCAGAATACAGCCTGTATAACGCATCAGGCAATGCGGATGGTTGTTTAGCGTTTAGCTATGGTCGAAACAGCTTATTGGATGTAGAGCGGTTAGCACCTCCGCAGAGTTTTGTAATTAAGCCAGAAGTCGGAAAGTTCTTAATGTTTCCTAGCTGGTTGACACACATGGTTTACCCCTTTGAGGGTGATGGAGAACGGCGCACAGTCGCTGCAAATTTAAACGTATGGAAGGTAGAGGAAGATGGAACAAGGCACTGAAGAAGTTGTAGATGCAGAGGTTGTAGAAGAGGCAGAGGTTGCTCAACTACCTGTTAATCCTGAAATGTTGACTGCTCGTATGGATGAGCTTAGAGAAGAGATTGGTCAGATTACCAATGTAATTAATGCTAATCAAAAGCAACTCGATACACACATGGCAGCGTTTAACTGGTATGCGCAACAGTTGGAAGCGGTTACTCCGGAGCAAGAATAATGGCTGCAAAAAAAGCCCAATCTAAAGTTTCAGATTCTCAGACGTTGAACGAGCTAAAAACGCATCAAAAAGAATGCACTTTAAGATATGAACGGATAGAAGAACGGTTGAATGAGGGTTCTGAAAAGTTTAAAAAACTAGAAATGATGATTTGGGGAGTGTATCCGTTTATGGTTGCGACTATAGTTGCAGCTAAGTTTCTATAGTTGTGAGCTATGCCCTTACAAAAGTTTTTATTCAATCCAGGAATCAATAAAGAAGGAACCGCTTATACAGCTGAGGGAGGCTGGTTTGACGGTAATTTAGTTCGATTTCGTAAAGGATTACCAGAAAAGATAGGCGGGTGGGCTAAAAATTCTCTTAATGCTTATAAAGGAACAGGACGTAAACTTCACGCTTGGGTTAATCTTCAAGGTACAAAATTTCTAGGCATAGGAACTCGTCTAAAACTTTATATTCAAGAGGGAGATGCTTTTAATGATATAACTCCTCTTCGTTTAACTACGAGCGCAGGAGATGTTACTTTTTCAGCCAGTAATGGTTCTTCTACTATTACAGCAACAGACACGAACCATGGAGCAGTGGCGGGAGATTTTGTGACCTTTAGCGGAGCTGCTACGTTAGGCGGTTTAGTTACAGCGGCTGTTCTTAATCAAGAGTATGAGATAGCTACTGTGACTAGTGCTAACGCCTACACATTTACTGCGAAAGATACTTCAGGAACCACGGTCACTGCGAATGCTAGTGATAGCGGTAACGGTGGAAGTAGTGTAGTTGGTGCGTATCAAATTAATATTGGACTTGATACTTATGTTCAAGGTTCTGGTTGGGGATCTGGTACTTGGGGCGGGGGTACGTTTGGTTCTGTTAGCGCACTAAGTGCTTCTAGTCAATTAAGGTTGTGGTCGATTGATAATTTTGGTGAGGATATGCTTTCTTGTGTAAGAGCGGGAGGTATCTTCTTTTGGGATAATTCAGATACCGTTTCAGTTAGAGCTAAAGCGTTAGAAGATTTAACAAGTGTTAATTTACCGCCGACCGTAGGGCTTCAGGTAATTGTGTCAGATATAGACCGCCACGCTATTGTATTAGGAGCAGACCCTATTAATACTGACGGGACTGCACGCACGAGCGTTATAGACCCGTTACTTATTGCCTTTTGTGACCAAGAAAATATATTAGAATGGGAACCTAAAAGCACTAATACGGCAGGATCTTTAAGACTTTCTTCAGGTTCTCAAATTATAGGTGGCATAAGAGCGCGTCAAGAAGTACTTATTTGGACAGACACTTCGTTATACAGTTTACAATTTATTGGCCCTCCGCTGACTTTTGGACTAAATCTAATTAATGAAGGGGTGGGATTGATCGGGCCTAACGCAGCTGTTAATTCTCCTGCCGGTATTTTCTGGATGGATCGTAAAGGTTTTTATGTATATAACGGCTCTGTGCAAAATATACCTTGTTCAGTACATAGCTATGTGTTTGACGATATTAACGAAGAACAAAACTTCCAGTTTTTTGGATTTTTAAACCGTCAATTTAATGAAGTAGGCTGGTTTTATAGCTCTAGTGATTCTAACTTACCTAACCGTTATGCTGTGTTTAACTATGTGGATAATGTTTGGTCTATAGGACAGTTAGATAGGACAGCATGGATCGATGAAGGAATAGAAAATAACCCTAGAGCCGCCGGTGCAGCAAGCAGCAACTACTATATTTACGACCATGAAACTGGTAACGATGCAGACGGTTCTCCGATGACCAACGTATATATCGAGTCAGGAGACTTTGATATAGGAGAAGGAGAAGAGTTTCAGTTTATACGGCGTATGATACCAGACGTTAAATTTACAGGGACCGGTGGGTCTGGACAACAAATAAATACGGTGTTAAAGACCCGTAATTATCCTGGTGATTCTTTAGCAACAGATAATACAAGCGCATTTACAGCAACTACTACGAAAATAGATATGCGAGCACGTGCAAGGCAAGCTGTGGTTCGTTTCGAATCTGATGACGATGCTGCTGAAGGTGTGCAACTAGGAGTAGGCTTTAGAGTCGGTGGTACTCGTTTAGATCTTCGTCCTAACGGTAGAAGATGAGCAAGATACTACAAGGGCGTTTGCCTCTAGTTTCTCCGTACACGAATCAGTTTGTTGATGTAAATACGTTCAATAGATTCGTTCGTATATTAGAACTTAGTTTAGATGCGGTTGATTTTGACGCAACACCTCAATACACCGCCGAAGAAATAGATGAGTTACAGTTTCCAACAGGAGAAGTAATCTGGAACTTAACAGAGGAAGTTCTTCAGGTTTGGTTAGGTACTCGTTGGGAATATCTTTCTACACCAGAAACTTCAGGGTTAAGCGCAACCGCTACATTGGGAACTATACAAGTAGTTGCAAGCGGTGATATAACGGTGGAGATTAGCTAATGAGTGAGAAGTTAAGCGAGCATTTTACACTAGGTGAGTGTTGTAGAAGTGAAACAGCACAACGCCATGGTATAGATAATACCGCTACTGGTGAGGAGCTAGAAAATTTAAAACGTGTTCTGGAGAATGTAATAGAACCAGTTAGAGTACATTACGGAATACCGTTTACTCTTAATAGCGGGTATCGATGCCAAGAATTAAACGCCGCAATAGGTTCGAGTTCTAATAGTCAGCACTGTAAAGGACAAGCAATAGATTTCGAAATTCCAGGAATACATAACGATAAAGTAGCTCGATGGATAATAGATAATTTGGACTATGACCAGTTGATCCTTGAGTTTTATGATGGAGTAGACCCTAACAGTGGTTGGATTCATGTTTCTTATGTGTCTGCTGGAGAAAATAGAAACCAAGCTCTGGTTTATCATGGCAAGCAATACACGCCATTTGAATGAAAGGCACAATACTAGCCTTTATGTTAATTACCGTTATTGAGGGAAACGTAGCGCAAGGTTCAGATCAAATGTTGTTTAGAGATATCCATAGATGCCAGCAGTTCGCATATTGGATAGAGCCC